GGAACATACATTCACCAGTCTGCTGATGGTGTTCTTGATCTTGTAGCTGATACAGAGATCGAGATAAATGCGACAACTGTTGACATCAACGGTGCGGTCGACATGAGTTCAACATTGACAGTTGGCACAATTGCTGATTTGGCAGCTGAGTCATCAACTAGTGATCATCACTTCTTGGTGATAGATAGTAACGACAATATTGTAAAGAAAGACTCTATGGAAGATGTTGCAACAGATCTCGCTGATGCTGCTGGAACAAAGGGTGGCATCTCAGTAAGTTCTGGTAAACTACACATTGCCTACACAGAAGATGTATTCATTTCATCTTCTGACAATACTTCAATGTCAGGTTCACGTCCATCAGCAGGTCCGGGTGGAGCCCCACTTACAGCGTCACTTTCAGCGACACCACTTTCTGGTTCAATTATGGTATTCTTGAACGGTCTTCTACAGACACGTTCTGGTTCTGTTAACAGCTTGAACAATGGCCAACAAAACAGCGCTGTATTTGACTATAAATTTGCCACATCCGGTGGTGATAATTCAAGTACTGACGCAGCACCAACAAAGGTTATCATGGCAGATGCTCTTGACGGAGACGATGTACTGGTAATCAGATATATCCAGAAAGGATAATTAATCCCACCTTATTTATCCCACCTAAGCCCGGTTTTTACCGGGCTTTTCTTTTTCTTAATTCCTTTGGTCGAAAGAAAAACTATTTAATAAGTAAAATAATACTTATTTTGTCCTTCGAAGGAGATTTTGACATGGCATCTAGAAAATTTAGATTTGTTTCACCTGGTGTGTTTCTTAAAGAAATAGACCAATCACAGCTTCCCAGAACGCCAGAGGGCGTCGGTCCAATTTTAATAGGCAGAACTAGAAAAGGGCCTTCAATGAAGCCTTATAAGGTTCGCTCATTTCAAGAATTTGAAAGAGTTTTTGGCTTACCAATGCCAGGCAACGAAGGGGAAGACCCATGGAGAGAAGGAACACATCTTTTAGCTGAATCTTACCTCCCATATGCTGCTCAGGCATACTTATCAGCAGATATAGATTCTCCTGTTACCGTTGTGCGTTTAGCGGGTGTATCAGGAGACGACGCCTTAGAAGCAGGAGAGCCAGGCTGGGAGGCAACAAATGCTTATGGTATGTTCTTGGTTAGTCTAGAGGACACAAGTGCGCTTATACAAACCGCTAGTTTAGAGCTGGGAGCTATATGGTATGGAACAGATTCAACATTTAATGTACAACTTGAAGGTGTTCCAGCATCATCATCAGTTACCGCAGGTAATACTACAATAGCTAGCGGTTCAATTATAAAGGCAGACGATAAGGGCAAATTTTCTATTAAGCTGACATCGGGCGCCGGTACAAGAAATGTTAAATTTGCCCTTAATAATATTAGAAATGAATTTAACACAAACCCTGTTACTACAAACAGTAGAATTTCTAGACAGGTAAGCGGAACATTGGCTCACCATTATTGGCTAGGCGAAACTTTTAATGAGACATACCAAAAACTATTAGCAGATACAGGAGACACCAAAGCGCTTAAGCTTGGAGCTGTTATTTTGAAGTTAGCAGATGGTATGGACGATTTTAAGTCCACCTCTCACGGTCTTACAGCTGCTAGAACTGGGTGGGTTTTTGGAAATGATACAAATGCAACACATGCCGAATTTAATCCAGACAACCAGCAAAAGCTATTTAGATTATTGGCACTTCACGAAGGAACAGAAGCATCTAAAGACTTGATGATAGCAATTGAAGATTTAAGAGTACCAGATGTAGGAGCACTTGATCGGTTTGGTAAATTTTCTGTTGTTGTCAAAAAGATAATGCCAGCGGGCTTTATTGATTTAGAAAGATTTGATGAATGTAATTTAGATCCTAATTCTCAAAATCACATCGCAAGAAGAATTGGTGATGTATATTATGAATGGGATCCTGTAGAGAAAAGAAACAAGACATATGGGGGCAATGTAAATATATCTGAGTATATAAGAGTGGAAATGGACCCTAGTCTTAACAACTCCCCTCCTACTAATACAGAATTGGTACCATTTGGTTTTTTCGGCCCAATTGTACCAAAAACAATTATTTCAAAACCAGAGCAATATACACTTACATTTGCTGGCCAACCAACCTCGGACAAAACAATAACAATTGTATCAGCTGATGGAACCTCGAGAACTTATACGGGCAAAAACGCGGCAAGTTTTGCGAGCAATGAATTTAATCGCGATACCAGCGCGACAGCCGCGGCAAACTCACTAGCAGCAGCTATTAATCATGAGAATGGCCATAAACACAAGTTAACCGCATCTGTCGCAGCTGAAGTTGTCACTGTAACAAATAAATTTGCTGGAGCCACCCGCGCAACAGCAAATATTTCCAACCAATTAAATAACGTAACTGTTGTAACATCATCCACCGCGAAGGGTAGTGATCTTTGGGTTGAGTGTGGTAGTTTGGCAATTTCTGGTGCCGTTGGATCTAGCATGTTTGGCGGCGGCGAGGCTCACATCAAGTGGCCAACATTACCGTTAGTTAATACTGCCTCTTATGATGATCCAAGGTTTGGAATGACATCTTATACTCAAGACTGGACAAACTTAACACAGTCAATAGAAACAGATCAAACAAACAAAGGTCACATTGATTATATAAGGGCAATGCCTAATTTATCTTCTAACACTCTTTTAACTGATCAGTTGTCTGGTTTGGCTACAGGTGGAAACACAGAAGTATCACTTAAGTTTACTCTTGATGATGTAATTTTAGCTAAGATTTCTTCAGTATCTACAAATGCTGAAGTTACCGGCCGAGGACAGATAAAGACGTTTCTTTATAAGTCAGGATCCAGACAAGCCGGAGATTCTTGGTCTTCGAAATGTAACACAGAAGAAGGCGTTGAGCTAAATACAATGTTAGAATTGGTTTCAGGTTTTCATATGCCACTTGTTGGCGGCAATGATGGTATTGATATCACTGAAGCAAACCCTTTTAATAATAGCACTGAAACACTGCAAGGCAAAACAACGGCAAACTCTTATGCTTATGCTTCGGTAGATAGAGCTATTGAACTTATAAGGGACGCTGAAGTTGTTGAGCACAATCTAGCAGTATTACCTGGTATAACAGAAGAAAAACTTACAAAGAAGCTGGTAAGAACATGTGAAGCCAGAGGCGATTCTTTGGCTATCATAGATCTACCATTTGTGTATCAGCCACCTTCTGAAAAGCAGTGTGATAGTTACAAGGATAGAGTAAGTGACTCTAGAGGTAGAGTAAAGGCTGCTGCTAAGAGATTGGTTGGAAGACAATTAAACTCTTCTTATGGTGCCACCTACTATCCATGGGTTCAAATAAAAGATGATTTCGCCGGAAAAGATGTTTGGGTACCACCATCGGTAGTGGCACTGGGCGTTATGGCGTACACAGAAGAAAAGGCAGATGTTTGGTTTGCACCAGCCGGCTTTAATCGAGGCGGCTTAGATACAGGGAACGCTGGTTTGACAGTATTAAGAGCTTCGGAACAGCTTCTTTCCAAAGAAAGAGACACTCTTTATGGAGCTAATATTAACCCAATAGCTCAGTTTGTATCTGAGGGCTTGGTTGTCTTTGGTCAAAAGACACTACAACAAACACAGTCGGCATTAGACAGGATAAACGTTCGAAGATTGCTTATCTTTGTCAAGAAAGAAATTTCAAGAATCTCCAAGGATGTTCTTTTTGAGCAGAACGTACAAGTTACATGGAACAGATTTAAGGTCCGTGCTACTAAATTCTTGGATGAGGTTAAAGTTCGTTTTGGTTTATCTGATTTTAAAGTTGTTTTAGATGAAACAACCACAACAGCAGATTTAGTCGATAGAAATATTCTTTATGCAAAAGTATTTTTGAAGCCAGCTAGGTCAATTGAATTTATCGCGGTTGATTTTGTAATAACAAGATCAGGTGCTGCATATGATGATTAAAAAAGTTGTTGGTAAACTATATACTATTAGGAGATTAAAATAATGTCAGAAAGATTTTGGAGTTCCCCGGGTGTTGAGCCAAAAAGACAATTTAAGTGGCTTTTGTCCTTTCACGGCATGCCGCAGTTTGTAGCAAAGTCTGTTACCAAACCTTCGGTACAGATAGCTTCAACAACACACAATTTTTTACAGCATCAGTTCAATTTTCCAGGAAGAGTTATTTGGCAACCTATAACGATAACTGTTGTAGACCCTGTTCAGCCAGATTCAGCTCAAAGTTTGTATAATATAATTGCTAATTCTGGTTATGTTATACCTACTGAGGTTCCAGCTAATAAAACAACAATCTTTAAAGATAATATGGTAGATAGCTTAGGCACAACCATAACAATAGACCAGATTGGCTCTGGAGGAGCTACAGACATCCTTGAGCAATGGACCCTTAATAATCCAATTTTAACTTCTATTAACTGGGGTGGAGATTTGACTTATGATGCTGAAGCTATTTTAAATCTTACACTGGGCATTTCATATGATTGGGCAGAATTAAATAAGAACAATGAGAGGCAAGGCCTTGAAGTTTTTAAAGGCATGGAACTAAAAGTTCCCGAATAATAAATAATAAGCATTTTTGAAAGTGAGAAATAATGACAAGAAACTCTAGAAAGTTTCAAAAAAAAGACTCAAAAATTCAGCAGAAACCAGAACAAAATGATAATCCTTTTGGGCTTTCTTTTGTAGTTTCTACTGAATTTGTATCGATACCAACAAAAGGAAAGTTTTATCCAAAAACAAGCTCGTTACACGGTGTTGAACAAGTTGAAATCAAACATATGACTGCCAAAGAAGAAGATATAATTTCTTCTATTACTGCGGAAACTGGCGAAAGAGTTTTTGAAAAATTATTAGATAACCTAATAATCGATAAAAACATTAAAGCAGCAGATCTTTGCGAGGAAGATAAAACAGCATTACTGTTATCTGCCCGGGCAACAGGATATGGATCAGATTATATTGTAAATGATTATTGTGATAAATGCAACAGTACAACAAAATTTACTTATGATTTGACAAAAACACAAATAATCGAGTCAGATAAAAAATTTGATTATGATTCAGAACTAGATACATATACTGTTTTGTTGCCTATTTCTAATATAAGTGCTATGATAAAACAACCTAGCGATGAAGATTTAGATTCTATAAATCGAGAACGAACACAAAAAGAAAAACACGGTATACAATTTAATGAAACTGTAACTTTTTTAAAGAAAGTAATAGTCTCCGCTAATAATGTGTCGGATCCTAAGTTAATAAACGATCTTATGGAAGTTTTACCAGCTGCTGATGCTAAAATTATTAAAACATTCTTTGCAAATTGTAAGCCTAGAATTTCTACTATACAAGATGTGTTTTGCTCCAATTGCGGGAGCCCCAGCCGAAAGGAGGCGCCCCTTTCGTGGGCCTTCTTTTGGTATAACACATAGATATGTAGAGAAAGTGACATATGAAGAAATATTTTATCTAATGAAAGAATGTAATTTTACGTTCTCAGAAGCTTATAGTCTACCAGTGGGCCTAAGAAAGTGGTTTACTAGAAGGACTGTTAAATATCTAACACCAGAAGAGCAAGAATAAATTATTTAAATTCTATTTATCTTATGGAGGTCAAGC